CAAAACCTTTTTTAGATTGAGCCGCGATTAAGTCAGATAGACCCGCCTCCTTGAAGCACCATGAAACATACATGGCGCACCAATGTTGGTTGTTAAGTCCGTACCACTTGCCAAATTTTGTATCGTTGTTGGTACCTTCGCGGTATCCAGCATCGACCTCGGCTTTAGCCGCTAGTAGGACTTTTTGTACTGACATTTATTTTTTCTTTGCTGTTTTTTTGGCTGTAATCTTTTTGACTACTGCATCGGTAACTCCGTCGGCAATCTTGCCAAACGCAGGGTCTTTGGGATTTGCCGCTCTGATTGCGACTGGGAGAACGGCTGAAACACCAGCCGCTAAAATTGCCTTGAGTGCATCGCCATCAAGAGCAAGGATGTCCCCGCCCGTAATCATGAAGGCTGTGGTTACTGCCGCGAGGAATGAGCGTCCATACGAAGCGAGCATTGCTTTAATTTTACTGTCCATTATATTCTCCTAAGAGTAGGTGGATAAATTCTAACCTATGGTTTATGAACCACGGTTATTATGCTTGTTTCCCAATTACTAACAAATCTGCACCAAACGATATTAACCAAACTGTATCGTTTTGCGTTGGGCTATAACTGCTCAAATACTTAACTTTAGGCAAGGTGTTTGCACCTCCAGCAATTTGAACATCGAGAGTAGCGGGACTGACATTAACAGTCACAACTTTTGCTTGGCGAAGGCGGAGGACTGGTGTACTCGTATCACCTTTGATTTGATTAACAAGATAAGCCAAGTCCATCAGAATCTCCTACTTCTGCCAATTGCGTTCATCGTACCCTTGGCATCTAGGGGTATTGTGATTGAGTCTAGGGTTAAAATTTTGTCTACGCCAACTGGTGTGCGAACGATTTTTACTAGGTCATAAACATCATGGGCAGGGTTCACTATCTGGTCCCATGTAATTTTCTCGGTTGAGCCAATGACTTTCTTTAACTCAGCCTTTGCCGCCTCGGTTGCCTCGGCAACTGTTAAAACTGTTGGACTGCTCATAAATTTTACAACCTCACCATAAGTTTTACGGTAGGTAGGTGAACTCGGGTTATCATCAAAGGCTTCTCCAATAACACCAATAGACAAATTTGTCCCCTCGCCTGTAAATATAACCCCATTGTAGGACTCATCAATACTTAGAGAGCGATTGATTTGTAGTAGGACTGAGGCTTCTCCATCACCATAGGTCTCAACTGGAGTTCCCAAGTCAGGGTCAGGAATTGGTCTCATACGGGCTGTGCCATTCTCATCAAAATATAAATCCATTGCCGCGGACTCAGCAATTTTTAGAGCCTCACGCCAAGGGTCAGAACTTTGGTCAAGGGTTGGATAAAGCAAGGTTGTTACTTGCCCAGTAGCGGGAAAGATTGTTTTAACTTGCGGGTATCTAAATTTCAAAATCTGCTCGATAGCCGTCTCTTTGGCTGTGCCATCTGCAATATAGAACTCATGGTTAGTGAACTTAGCCCGAGCAAGAAGTAAACTACGGTCAGAGCCTTTTATTGAAATCTTTATTCCTTGGGCTGTATCTGTGATGTCCACGCCCGTAATTACAAATACACCAAGAGGAACTAATTCCTCGGTGCCATCGGCAAAGACTACTCCCCTATAAATTTTTACTTCTCGGTTGTACGGCAAAAAGATTGCCGACCTATTGTTTTGTGGAACTAAGGTGCCATCTGCATCTACAAACTCCAAGGAACATTCGCGCCGAATAGAACGGCGACTATCAATGCTGACGCTTCCTGATATGGGTTGAGCCGTGCTGATAATTGTTCCGTTGGCTACATCAAAGATTTCAACCTTGACGGTTGTTATATGAGATTTCTTTACAGTCTCTTTGAATAAATCGGAAACTGGATACATTACGGGGCATCAACTTCAAAATAAGTTACTTTAACAACTCTAATCAAACTGCCTATCTTTCCTGATTCAGTCCAAGTTCTATCTACAAAGCGAACATACTTTAGACGAGCAAGCGGGTCGCGTACTAATAGAGTTCCTTGGTAAACAAGAACTGGGTATAACTCATCCCAATCATCTTCTCCTTGAACTGTAATTTCATAGGTGCCATCGACACCATAAATAGATTGAGACACAACAACTGATTTTGACGCGCCAAGAGGTTTGAACACCCCGTAGGCTTCAACAATTGTTTGACTCAATGGTTGTTGAACCTGTATTCCCACAACTTTTATATTATCGTTTTCGGGTGCAACAAAAGACCAACTTGCAGGATTACTAACAAGAATTGGAGAAGAGGTTGTGTAACCTGAAGAAATAGTAGCCATTAAATATCCCCTCTTGCTTTTGCTCTGTATTGAACTGTTGTAGCAATAGGAATTTCATAGTCATCAATTTGGGCAATCTGTGAACTGTCAGCCGTTACTGGACTATTACGAATAGCGGTAAAAGTAGTTCCTCCATCATCAGAACGCTCAACATCAAATTTTAATTGTGAAAAACCGCCGCGGGTAAAGACAGGCGTATCACCTGAGTGAAAGCCAATCTTGTCTACATAGTGAACTCCACTTGTGCTTGCGCTAATAATTTTTACAAAAACCTGAGCATGAGTAGCAGTTGGAGGCGCTAAAACAGTTGCACTCGCTGATACAAAAGCCGAACTGGTTGCGCTCACCGATGTTCCATAAGTTGTGCTTATAGTTGCACCTGCTGAAGTAAGATAACGAATACCAACCGCACAAAGACGAGTTGTACTACCTGCCTTAAAATCTGCCACAGCAGAAAACTTTTTGTTTGGTGAGACTACAAATTTTGTACCAATACTGGTTGAAGCCTCGGCGTCGCCTGACGCTGTTGCTGTAATTTGAAGTGATGCGGTACCGTCAGAAAATTGAGCAGTTGAACGAGCAATTGCACAATTTGTTACTGCAAGCCATCCAGTTGTATTTGTTTCAAGAGAGGCTTGATTAGCGCTTAGAACATTTGTTCTACCAAAAACCGTGAGGGTTACTGCCTCGATATTACTATCGTAGGAAGCGGTAATAAGTGGCGTTGCGGGTGCCTCAACATCAATAGTAAATTGACTATAAGCATAATCGCTAAAGTAGTTAGAACCGTTAAGTAATTGAGCAACTTTTACATAGGCTCTAAAAGTTGTGCCATCGGCTAAGTCAGCCTCAAGTGTTTGACCATTGTTAGTGGAAGTAACAACCCCAGTTTCTACTGTCGGTGTGGAAGTCTCGGGGTCAAAACTTGCTCCATTGTATGTAGCGGCGTCAAAAATTTTTACCTCGTATGCGCTTTGTGGGTCACCGTCTGCATCGGCATAAGTCCAAGTGACTGATGGAAAAGTAGTATCTGTGATAGTTCCGCTTGGCGCTGTAACTGTTACGGTTGGTTGGGTCGTAGTTTCTACATCAACAAAAAGAGCAACGAGTTCAGCACGGTCACCGCTTATGATTGAGTTGTCTGTAAACTTTACAACAAGATTATCAATGAGGGTTTGAGTCCATGCCGCACCGTTTGGGGCGGTTGTAAGTTTTAAGGCGGTATCGAGGGTTGTGATTGTCAAAGTGTTTGCCTTGGTAAACGGAACTGAGTAGTAAACCTCTCGCCCATTTCGGTCTGTGATAACTCCAAGACTCAACTGGATACTGCCAGTAGTTCCTATTGTGGCGCGAGCGCGGAGATTAACAAAGGCAATTTTTTCAGTAGCGGCTAAAGTAGTTGTACCGAACTCTGCTTCATAGGAGGCGGGGACTGTTGTGCTAGTGCGTTTAACAAATGTTGCATCACTACTATCGGCAAGCGCCGCATGAACTGTCGGTGAGCCACCTGAAATAGTAAAAGAAGCGGCGTTGTTCCAGTCTGCGTTAGGACGAAGTACATAGGTAGTCATTATTTGTTAGCCAACTCCTTTGCCAAGATAGCGAATGTTTCTTGAATTCTTTGCACAATTATGTCGCCTTTTTCATCAATGTCTTTTGCTCCAGTTGTATCGACATTAACAACAAAAGCGCCTTGTTCAATAACAATGTTGTTTCCGCTAACTCCGCTGATTCGTGCTTGCTCATCGACAACCTTAGCGATACCTAATTGAGCGTTAGCAATCTGTTGCCCAAACGCCGCTTCAGAACCGAACTTACCAATCGACGCACCAGTAAAACTAATCTGCTTTTGTAAGTCGTTAATTTGAGTAATAGCATCGGCACCACCACCAAGAATTGACGCCGCAAGTTGAGCGCCCTTAATTGGTCCTGACTCAACTAAATCTTTAATAGCACCCGCATCAAGACCCAAGCCCTGAAGTGTAAGAATTTGGTTTGCAAACTGATTACTCTTATCCAAACGCATACGCATATTTTCGATAAGGGACTTAGCCTTTGGAATAAATCCATCAGGTAACTCAACTCCCTTAAGTCCAGCAAAACTTAGGATGGTGTCTTTGAGAGAATCGGCAAACTGTTTAGCCGCATCTTGTAAGTCTGTAAGAACATCACGCATTGATTCAATACCAGCAGTCATCGCATCACGAATCTTTTTCATCAAGTCCGCTGACTTTTGTAACTCATCTAGGGTGGCATCGTCCTCGCCATTCATACCCTCTAAAGCCGCGGCGCGTTTTCTTTCCTCTTCAAGAATATCGCCAAAGCCAAGACCTGTTTTTAATTTATCTGCCAAGTCGCCAAAAGCATCTGTAATCTTTCCAAGAACATCGCCAGTAGTAAATGACTTAACGGCTGAGGCGAAACCAAGAATTGTCTCGCCAGCCTGAAGGCTAAGTGAACTTAGATTTTCAACAAGGAACTTACCGACCTCAACATCTTTAAGTCCTTCCATAACATTGACTAATTTTTCAAGTTGTGGAATAGCCATGTCAGCAACACTATTTATGAAGTCGCCTAAAATGTCTCCAACTTCTAATTCTTTAAGCGAGGTCACAAATGTACCAACTTTACTTACCGCTCCACCGATTGTCTTAGAAGCGTCAGAAAGCATTTCAACTAATGCTGTACCTAATTTAATATCGCTTGCCTCAAGAATTGTTTCGCCAGCCCTCTTAGCAAAACCGCCAACGCCAGTCAAAGCGTCCGAAATAGCCTGAACTAAACCTTCAGCGATTGGAACTTTAGTAACTTCAAGAATTGTGTTACCAATTTTTTGAGATGCGTCGCCAATGTTTTTTAGACCGCCCGAAATAAAATTAACTAAGTCAGTACCAAATTCTTTTTCTTTTAATGTACTGGCAGTCTTACTTACTGCTACTAAAGCCTTTTGTGTTGTTTCAATTTTAGTAACTAATTTATCAAAAGAGCCATCCGATATGACTTGCTTTGTTGCATTGGTAATGGTTGTTGCAAAAGACCGTAAAGGTTTCGCCGCGTTATCAAATGCCTTCTCAACATTTCCACCAAAAGTTTGAATTTTTGCAGCCGCCGCGTCAAGGGGCGCCGCTAACGCCGCACCAATTTTAGGTATAAGCCGTAATCCATCGGCAATCTCTTTAATAAAATCTGCTACGCCTTGAGCGGCTGACCTAAAAAAATCACCAAATTTTTCCAGTAGCAACGCTAGTGTGGCTGGTATAAATGCAAGGGCTTTGCCTACTCCCTCGGCAAAGTTATTAAATAAATCTATTCCTGCCTCAAGGGTATTGCGGTTACCCTTTAAGAAATTGACTAAGGCTCCAACTAGGGTAGCCAAAAACCCGCTGACTTTTTCAACTAAGGTGAAATAAACGCTTGCAATAAAGTTAATAATTTTAGCAATGCCCTTGCCTACCAACGAGTTAGAGTCAAGCAAGTCGCCTAAGAAACTAATAAACATTCCGATGTACTTAAAAATGCCACCAAATACTGTGGCAAAAGCATCAATTAAGAAATCAAGAACCTTAGCAATTAACATACCTACAATGTTGTTTGTATCAAGAAGGTTACCTAGAAACTCAATAAACATTCCAATGAACTTAATAATTCCACCAATAACCGTGGCAAAAGTTTTGAATAGGAAGTCAAGAACCATTCCAATAATCTTGCCAACAATTCCGTGAGTATCAAGCAACATTCCAAGACCCTCTAGGAAAAAGCCGATGAACTTGAGGATGCCTCCTACAACGACGGCAAAGGCTTTGAACACAAAGTTTAAGACTGCTCGAACTACTTTGCCAAAGGCTGTCTGTCCGCTGGTCACATAAGCCAAGGCACTTAGGAACATAATAAGAATCTTGACTACACCCGTAATGGCTGTAAGTGTGGCTGTATAGATAAACTGAAATACAGTAATCATTGTTTGACCAAAAGATTTTGTTGGAGACATTGCAGTACCAAAAGCAATAAGAAGATTACCAAGCCCAGTTAGAACAAAAGCCAACGCCTTTCCTACCGCCTCGGCAACTTTATTAAATACATCGGTCACTACATCTCGAAAAGTTTCGCTGTTCTTCCATGCGTAGACAAAGGCTGTCACAAGAGCGGCAATAATAATAACTACCTTGATAAACGGATTAGCCAACATAATTGCATTGAGTCTTAACATTGAAGCGGCAAGCCCATTTGTAGAGGCTATCGTTTTAAGTTGGGCGCCACTTAACAAGGTTGTTGCTACTTGCATGACCGCTCGAACTCCAGCGGCAACTTTTGTAATCGCTATATTGGCTACAAAAGCAATAGTAGATAAAGCAACGGCGGCGGCTAAACCACCAAAAATATAAGCAAGAACTTTTACAATTTTTTCATGGTCTCTAAAAAATTTAGTAGTGCGCTCAATAACTGAGGCAACTCCATTGATAGCCTTAGCAAAAATCATTACCGCAACTGCCAATACTTTGCTAAAGACATCTCCAATTTTTTTAGCCACATCCAACAAAGGTCTAAGCGCTGTAAGCAAGCGCCCCATTGCAGTTTGCACTTGAGTTGAAGTCAAAGCCATAGCAAGGAATCCAACGGCAACTGGATTCAAAAATCCAAGAAGTTTGCCAAAAATAGGAACAGCGCTAAAGACAGACTTACCAGCCATGGTTGCAAAAGCCGCACCAAAACCAGCAACTACTGGAAGAATCATTTCAAACTTACCAGCGAGGTCATTTACCTTTGTGCCAGTCATATCCATGCCATCAATAAATTCCGAGAATTTATCAATCGCCGTAGCAATAGGGGCTGTGAGTTTTACAAATACTTTTTGTATTGCTTCAAGGATTACTGAAAGTTTTCCGCCCGATTGGATAGAGTTAATAATTGTTTTCTCAAATTTGAAAGACGACTTAATAATTGGTCCAAAGCCTTTAACTAAAACTGCTCCCATGCTGACTTGAAGGTCATCATGTAGGTCGCCAAACATTGTGATGAGTTTTGCTGGTGATTCCATAGCCAACTCATAGGCACCAAGAGCCTTTGTTCCTTCTTTCAAAACAAGATTGACTACCGCTTGACGGCGCTCAGTCATTGTTAAATCTTTAGCCGCTTTTCCGATTGTGCTGGCATATCGTTGATAAGCGTCGGAGGCTCCAGTAGTAATACCAATTTGACGCAAGACTCTTGTGTTACCAGTTGTTACCGCCATGGTAATTGATTGAAGCGCTTCTTCGGCAGTTGTTGAGGATGCTACCGATAAATCTTGAGCGGTCTTTGCTAGTGCTGTTGCCTTTGATAAATCAATGTTTGATTGAGCAAACTTAAGTGTTGTCTTTTGCGCCGCCGCCGCATTTATTCCAAGCGCTCGCATACTGTCGGATGTTGTTTTAAGGGCTTCATATCCCTTACCGCTTGACGCTCCAACTGCCTCAAGTGCTAAATCTAAGCGTTCAACTTCCGCCGCCGCTTTGAAAGATTTAACACCAAAAGCAATAAGTCCAGCAATCGCCGCGCCTGAAGCAACGCCGATTGCCACCATTGAACTTTGTAATTTAGATGAAGCCTGTTGAAACTCATTAGCCGATTTAACGGCTCTGTCCATGCCTTGAGTAAACTGGGCTGAGTCCGCCGATAACCGAGCGCGGACTTCCATGGTTGGTGACTCAGCCATTTATCTCCTAGCCTTCGCTCTTCTCTCGGCTTTCTCGCGCTCTTTTTCTTTGAGAAGATAGAACGCGTTCCACTCAGTCAATTCCATACTGCTAAGTGGGCGGTGGGATTCACTTCCGTAAAGAAGTTCTCCCACCGTCCGACCTAACTTTTCTGCTAGTTCAAAAAGAAACCGTCTTTCAGGATTCTTGAGGAAATCGTGCCTGTGATTCTTCTACCGCCTTTTCGCCAAGACCTGAACTGCCAAGAGCCTTTGTTGCCAAACGCTCAATGACTGCGCCATTCTTTGAAAGAATCGCTTCACGGTCTTGCTCGGTAAAGACTGGTAGACCCGTTTCAGGGTCAAACACAGTTGCGATAACAGTCTTTGCGTACATATTAGAAACATCTACTTTATCTGCCGAGGTTGCCCCCTCAGTAAGTGTTGCTCTCTGTCCAGCCGTCATAGAACGAATTTCTACTGAAACTCCCCATTCAGGGACTACCAATAATTCCTTCGTAATATCGTCAGCCGAAAATATCTTTCCGCGTAAATCTGCCATTTTGTTCTCCTTGGGACACTAGGTTGGTCACGATAAATTATTTAGTTTTTTTGAATCAATTCCTATTATGAATAGGTACCGCGTGTAATGGCGCCTGTCACTTGGAACTCTGCTGAGTATGACACTACATCTCCGATAGCACCACTCTTCTCGTAAGAAGTCATTAGTGCCTCTCCTGTGTACTTGACATACCCTGCTGTTGAACCTTCAGGACCGTACTCGAATGAAACTGACGCTGACTGACCAAGAATTGCCGCCAAGTGAGCATCAACTGTTGCATCAAAGTTTCCTGAAACGCTTAGTGTTGAATCTGTTAGACCGACTACATAAGACTTTGCAGATGACCCGAATGTACTGGTCTCGGCTGTGTCTACTGATTGTGGGAACCCAACATCTGTTAGTGTGTTTGAAATATCGGTAAGTGTTCCAGCCGCATTGTCTACCTTGAATACGGTGGATTTACCATGACGAAATG